TGTGTCTTGGGGGGGAAAAAAAAAAAAAAAAAAGGCGGGGAATTTCCCCGCCGTTATTTTTTGTCTAATTTGCGTCTTTAACCTCGCCACCTGCGAAAATGTAAGGATTGATATACCCTACATAATTTTCCAACACAAAGTCTTCCGGTTTGGCTTTGACTAATTCCGCCAACGCCCACTCATAAGGGACAACATCCCAATCCGGTACTGCAGGCAAGGTAAACGTATTAATACTTAGCGCATCTTTGCCCTCGTCTTTTTTTGCTTTTGACGCGTATGATGCAATGGTAACAAAAGTATTGCCGTTTACGTAGTCAGTTTGTAACCCGCTTACTGCGTGATAGCTTGCGCTCGCACCAGTGCGAGGCTCCTCGATTATTTTTTCGATGTATTTCATCTTTTTTTTGGCCTTATATGTTAGATAAATTGATAATTATCATACTTGGGTATGTGTCATTGATTGGCTTGGCAGGGACTGAGTCCCCGATATATTCGCCGTTTATTTCGGTGGTGTTAAAACACATATAGCTAACCGAATTATTGCTACCAACTTTAAGCCCCGGAAGTAACTCTTGGTAGTTCCCAAAATTACCAGTCGGTATTGTAAAATGTTGTTGAGCGAGCAATCCTACCTTATGCCCATACATTTTAGTAACTTGCGATTGCTCTCCAAGTCTTACAACATCTTGCACTAGCAGTGGCTTTTCGGATGAGTTTAACACCACTCTCCCTTGGTCGTCATATACCTCAAAACCATATTTATCCGTTGACTTGTGAGCTAAGGTAAATTTATGCACTGTTATAGTTGCTTTGGCGCCATTGTTTTCCGGGCAAAAATCAAATCCAACATTGCTTAGATCATCGTCGTAATACATCAAGACCGATTTGTATCTATTAAGATTTAGCGGGTCTGAGTGATGCAGATCGCAGACAACAAAAACATCTGTAGGCTCACAATCAATCATTGCAGTGGTCAACTCTCCATTAACGCACTCTTGACTTAACTTGTGGGTCGATTTATGGACATAAGACCGATACTTAGAGTCAATCTTAAGATCCGCGGAATTGATACCGTACTCTGACATATTAATATACTCCTATAATTAGTTTGTATTGATGTGGATTTTTAATCCCGTTTAAAGCTGGTGAGCATGTTATTTTTTTATCCTCAACCCGAAGGAAAACCTGCCATCGCGCCGCTGGAGCTTTATCTATTGGCAACAACCACCCAACTAATCGCTCAGTGTCTTTTATTGGGTATGTAAAAACCGTCTCAGATTTAGCCGATACAATATACTCCCCAATTAGTCTGAGCCTTGGCATAGTCGAGTCAAAGATCATGACACCATTTTGATCAAATGTTTGTATTCCGTATGATGGCACATCACCTCCTTTTTTTTGACCTCTCAATCTAAAAACAAAAAAAGCAACCGCTAATGCGATTGCCGTAACCAATGCAATATAAATAATCATGATAACCGCCCTATTTTAACCCTTATCATCCCGCGATCGTCATAAACAATGATCGTTTCGTTGTTTATGTATAAACCAACATTATTATTTGGATTTGCGCGGATAGACACTTGCCCTTGATTATTTACAGCAAATCTACCATCACCAATATTTAACGACCCACCATTAATAATCGGTGAGTTTAGCGACTGATTGGCTCTGATATGTTGACCAAGGATTGTACCATCTGCAATTAAATCACCGCTCAAAGCAAGACGACCATTAGCAAGCGTAAATACATTTTGCACTGTGCCATCAGTTGCATTTTTGACAACGCCGAATTTGTCAGCCATTACAATTACTGAGCTTTCCGCCGTCCTGCCATCACTTGACGCACCAAGCGCAATACCCGCAATCGCCGTACGACCACCACCGACTACTTGCGTTTTAATGGTGTGCGTTGACGACAGCTTGTTATTAACGCCTGCAACCGTACGGCTCACTACATCAATCTCCGCCTTGCTTTGGGCTACTGCGTCCGTTTTTGCTTTATCTGCTTTGGCTTGCGCGTCTGCTTGCCATGTGGCGCGCAAACTTTGTTGAGCAATGCTAGCAACCTCGGATTTGTCCGCTTTGGCAGTGCGGATATTTGCGATTGAGCCTTCCGCGGCGCCAACTCTCGCAGTCAACTCACCCAATTTTTGAGATTGAGCGTTATTTGTCGTTGCTTGCGCTTGTTGGTAGTTTGTCAAGTCCGCGGACACTCTCGCTATCTCAGTCGAGCCATCTTCCGGCGCAGGGCTCCAATCTGTCGCCACTGTGCCACGCTCTAGCTTGACGTTTGACACCTTAATATAATCGGATGTTTGATAGCGCGCTTGTACAATAATGTTGCGGATTGACTTAACAGCTTTAGGGATAGTATGTTGTGCCGAGATACGCTGTTTTAAGGTCTTTTTGACGCCGTTAACAGCCTCATCATACCAGGCCGAAAAATAGCCAACCGAATTATCATCATAAACCACTGATAGCTCGGCTCCTATGCGAGGATATGGCTTGCCGTAAATGGATGTCGCGTTAGATAAGTCAATATCACAAGAGATGATTAAACTATCCCCTTGGGTTAATGAGAGCGCAGGAGACACATCTACATTTACGGTCTTGGTTTGATTACTCCCGTTAACGGTTAAGATTTTATCTTGCAACCCGGTTAATAATGCGTAGTTACGACCACCGACAGACACCCCGTCAACTTTAGCGGATAGATTTCGGATCTCGGTTGCTCTCGCACTATCTTTTTGGTTGACAGTCTCACGCAAAGATGCAATACCACTTTCCGCGTTAGCTACCCTGCCCGCTAGCGCTTGTCTAGCTTGAGCTTCCGCCTTATCTCCGTCCGCTCGTGCTTTTTGCTCAGCGGTTATGCCGGATAATGCAGATTCCGCTTTTGCCGTTACGGTTTTAATCGTTTCGGCTTGAGCTTTGTCTGCTTTTTCCAGTTTTTGGATTGCTGTTCCGGTGGCGGCCGCTTGGTTGTTGATTTGTTGGATGGTGTTATTTACCGCCGCAATACGGGCTTTTGTCTCCTCAGACACCGCGTTATTTGCGCTATTGATGTCATTTTTAAGGCTCTTAATTAACTCTTGACCAACACCAACTCTAGTAACAGTGTCCTCGACCATTTTTAGTAGGCTTTCCGGATTATGGTCCGCCTCACCAAATACGGCCGCGGTAAACTCGCCCTTATTGTCGTTTTTATCACCGCAACGCAACCAAAAATAGTATTCCGCGCTCAACGGCACTCCACTCATAACGTAGTTATTTTGTGGATATGGCAAGGTTGCCACTTTAACCGCTTTGCTAATGTCATTGGTTGTACTGCGCCAAACCTCGGTATAGTTACCAATAGTTGCTGTCTTTGGCAAATCCCAATCAAGCTCAATCGCAAACAATAGCGATTTAGTCACAAATCGAGGGATGTTGAGATTAATCTCAAACGTGCGCGTTACCGGATCGGACAGTTGCCCTAAACCGTTTTTGCCTCGTATCTCTACCGTATAGCTTCCGCTCGGTAGGTTATCAAAACTAATCTCCGGGCTGTCTAAATCTAAGTGAGTGCTGTACAAATTACCGTTGCGGTATAACTTAATGTCATACTTAATCGCACCATGGCTTGTTGGCGTAGTCCATGTTAATTTAACCCCGCCATCACCAAAGCTAATATCTGCGTTAGCGGGCTTGTTAACACCTGCGCCATGAGATGTAGTAACGGACGGCATAAAGCTAGCGCTAACATCAACAATAGCCTCTTTTTGTGGCTCATGCTGTAATGCGGTAATGGTATAGCTTCCATCGTCATTTTCGGTGATGCCGAGAGCTCGGTAGAGTTGCGTTGACACTACGCCTGATTTAAGCACCCAGTTATCAAAAACAGCCAACCCTTGCGGCACACTATCAAGCTCAACGATTGCTGGATTAGATTTATCGACCGACTTAATTTTGATTTTTGTCAAACCATCGGTAGTGATGTAGTTTAGATAGCTCTCGCCCTTAATCTCTACAGGCTGATCTAATGTGACCTTTTTACCGTTAATCGCAACAACTCGGCCGCCTAAAACCTTGCCAGCATAGTTGTTATCTGCAACCTCGATAATGTCACCGGGTAAGTGCATCAAACCTTGGCGGCCAACAGTAAATGTAATCGTGCATTGCTCAAGGCGTGATGTCTCCAATACCCATTTGCCGTATCTGTGCGCTTGTCCTCGGCTTGTACAGCCAAACGCCGTCATTTTTTTGACGTTGTAGCCGTAACGGGCAATCATGCTATCGTCAGCAACGTACTCAATCGCTTTTTGATACATGTTGCGCTCGTCCGCATACTCAACCTCAACAGCGGTAAAAATAGCCTTACCTGCGGCATATTGACGGGTAAATTTACCGTCTTTTACGTTTGATTGAGAGTACAAGCAAACGGGGTCAGCCGGTCTGTCTTGGATTGCGGTAAACTGCGTGCCATCCCAAACGGCGATCCCGCGGAAAACGGATGCCATGTCAGACAGTACGTTGTATGCCTCACGTTGCTCGGTGATCCATAGATTAGATACCATGCGAGGCTCTTTGCCGCCGTAACCGTCATCAACTAACTCATCACAATATTTTGCAATCTCGTAAAGTTGGAATTTATCAATCCCATAATCCCCAATGCGCAGGCCCAAGCCGGCTAATTTATTGGTGATTAAATCGTAAAAAATCCATGCCGGGTTATTTGTCCAGCCTAGTTTCCAGTCGCCTTTCCAAATGCCGTTAGCATAGGTGCGGTTTTCCGGATCATACGTTGACGGGATTTTAATGATCCGCCCGTAAAGTAAAAAGTTTACGTTTGGAAAATTTGGTGTATAGCGAGAGTCAGCTTTAATGCCGACCAGTGCCATGTTTGGATAATTGAGCTTGGTGTCAATTATCTCCGTGTAACTCACCCAATGAGTCGCATTTTGTAAGCGTTGGGATTTGCTGTCATCGGTGATACGTTCCACCGTTACCGTAAATGGTCTTGGCGGCAAATCGTCAATAATGTAATTACGGTAAAAACGAGATGATGATTTACCGTAAATCTCGTATGCGCCACGCGCCTTTCCGTTAATCAGCACGCGGAAATTAACTGCGGTCTCGTTTGTGTCGCCCTGATCGTTTTGGCTAAGTAGCGCATTAACGCCGATGGTTAAGCGTAAACGTGTCACATCAGGATCGATGACTGAGCGTGTAATAGGGTGTTGCTTTTTAACCTCGGTGCCGACAGATACCTCACGCTCCGAGCCCTCAAAGCCTTTTAATACAGGCTGATCTTGCGTGCCTAGCGTGTATTGCACCTCAATATTTTTAAAGTTAAAGCTATCCTCATCCTTATCATCAACGCCACTCTCGTTTTGGATTGGCGTGTTATCAAAATAAGTCGATTTCCACCAATTCACCGACCCTTTAATTGGGCCAAGTGAGATTAGTCCAATCGCACGCAATCTCTGCGATGACAATAGAGAGTCTGCTGCCTCTCTTGGTGTATGTCCGCCGCCGCTTGCTTTACCGCCCATAAATCAATCCTCTTAAAAACAAAAAACCGCACTCTGTTTCCAAAGTGCGGTCAAATTTAACTGCGTTTTCCGTGTCGTTTTCTTTCTTCCGGTTTAGCTGGTGGTGGCAAGTCATCAAATGTCTCAATACCTTGCGAGATTAAAACAAAACTTGTCAGCATCTTGCCGTACAATAACGGGATAGGTCGCCCTTGCGGTGTTAAGTTCCGGATGTTGCTAAACGAGGTACTTTGCTTTTTCTCGCCCTCGTCATATTTGTTGTTCATTTCAGGCGGCTTGGTTAACAATCCAACAACGCCGGATAGAGCCATTGATACCCCAGCCGCATACATTGCCGTAACCATTGGACCACTCAGATAACCAAAAGGATTGATATAAGCTATAGCAATCAATACCGCCCCGACGATCATCTGTAAACCTCCGCCCCCCTTACCGGCACCGGCAACAACAGGCGTAAAATGCACTGTGCAATCATCTTTTAAACCAATGATGGGGTTAGTTTTAAGTTGCTCCTCGGATAGATACTTACTACCAACGCGCACCTTGTAATAGCCGTGCCGTAAGTGTTGTCGCAATCCTTTAATCTGCGTTAGCAGTCCACTCATTAGCTCTTTAAAATTGCCAACATCAAGCTCTAACGGCTCATCTGCAAATCGTTTAAGACTGCCGTAAAATTTAACTTGTACCAATCTTTAAATCTCCATACTGAGTGCGTATTGTTGAGCCAAAATCCACCGTAAGGCACGCGAGCAGATAGCCGATCTTGGCTGTGATGTAATATCGTTTGATTGCCGAGATAAATTCCGCCGTGATTTGCTACACTGGCGCCGACCTGAATCATCACTACATCGCCAAGCTGAATATCGTCCTCTTGCATGAGCTTGTAAAAACCAAACCGCAGTAAGTTATCCTCGTACAGATTCTTTTGCTCAAACCAGTTAAATGGATATTTGACATCATCCGGAAAATCAGCCCCGGCAAGCATATAGCAGTCAAGCAAGATATTTCGGCAGTCTTGTTTGTTGTTTTCAAACTGCCGTCCGAGGAGTGGTGGGATATTGCGAAATTGCTTAATCTCTCCACCAACAACTAGCCAAAAATCCAAATCTAACCGCACTTGGCACTCACGGTCGGCTGTTGAGAGGTATGGCAATCCCTTTTCCTCGGCACTATCAGGGTGAGAGTGGACGAGAGCGACAATATGCCCAATTTCCTCGGCTGCGATAAATTCTTCCGGTGCAATCTCGAAATAACGAATCGGATCTGCCGCCACGTTTTCACACGGAATATAGCGATTTTTCTTGCCATCAAAAACAACAAAACCGCATGATTCCTGCGGCTTACACTGCTCGGCATGCACCAATATCTCTTGTTTTAACTTGTTATCAATCATAAAAATAAACATTTTTGTTAATTATTGCTTGACAATATAAACATTTTTGTTTATACTTTCCTTGTCTTAAAACGAACGGAGGATATTTTGAAACAAAGTGAGTTTTTAAGATGGCTGAAAGCTCAAGGTGTAGAGACAAAAGAAGGTGCTAACCACATCAAGCTATATCTAAATGGTAAACAGTCAGTTCTACCGCGACACCCTGCCAAGGAGATAGCAA